GTGAGCCGTAGAGCACAGAACTTGGCCGTCACCGTAGGTGGGGCCGCCAGTGAAGGCGTTGTTCAGGACGTAGGCACCTTTAACTTGCTTGGTGTAAGCCATACCACGGGCCAGGGCCTTGGTGTAGCGGCTAGAGAGGCTGTCATACAGGTTATCTTCCACAGCTTCCTCGGTGATGGAGAAGCCCATCGCGATGGTTTCGTGGGTATAACGTGCAGTCCATGCTTCCTGCGCATTGTCATAAGCAATCGCAGAGCCTTCGTTCTTCACCGGAGCGGCGGAGAAGCCAGACAGCTTGGTTTCCTCTTCAAAGCTACGCTCCGAGGTCTCGGTCTCGTAGATTTCCTTGTGCTCTTCGCCATATTTGGCGTACTCAAGGCCGAACAGAGCGTTCAAACCGGGGAGCAGTTCCTTGAGCAGTTGTGCGCGACTAATTGCCATGATCTACTCCTTAGATACCGGTGGTGTTGTTATACGTATGCGTATTGATCTTAACGATCATTTCAACATACGTGGTCGTGGTTGTGGCAGTTGCGGGCACGACATCAACGATACGAATGGGATACGTAGCGGTGATGTTCGTGGTGTCGTCAATTGCCTGCCGGGAATCACCAGTGTTGGCATCGCCGGAGTTCAGAATCACAACAGCGTTCTGACCAACAGCAGCGCGGGTCAAAGTGGCGATCGTGGTGCCAGAAGACACAACAGCAACTTGGAACAGAGCGCGTGGATCATCAACAACGTAAGCCACAACGTTGGTCACGCCGGATGCGGGAGCATACTGCGCTTGAACGGTTTGGCCAGACGAGTTGGTGTACTGCACACCCACACAAACGCCAAGCGCTTGAGGGGCAGCGGTACCGTCAGCAACAACGGCGCAACCGCCGTCTGCCAACAGTTCGACGAGATCGCCGTTATAGATAGCCCCGGATGAAACCGGAACCAGACGAGTAGACCCCGCGTACGGCGTGCCACCAATGCTATTGATGGGACGGAAGCCGTAGGGAGCACTGACTGTGGGATAAGCCATGGTGAGACTCCAAAAAGATTAAATACCTTTACCGAAAGTGACCTTCGAAGACCGCTCTTTGAAAAGCGGCATACGCGGGTCATTTTCACGCATGTAGGTGTTGTCCACAGAGTTCATTTGAGCTTCCGCTTGTTGGCGGTAGTACTCATTACGATCCTCAGTAAACTCCACCGGGGTTTTGCAAAGCAGCAAGCCACCGATCTCAATGGAGTCAGGGAAGCGGGTAGCTCCACCGGCGACCATAGTGATTTCGGGATGCTCAGAAGCCTTGACGGGTTCCCAGCCTTCGCGGAGTTTTGACGAAATATTGATGGCGTCAGGATTGTTCAAGGTGCTCAAACGAACCCAGCGAAATACATAGCCCGGCTCCGGGTTGGGGTCAGGCAACAGTTGCGGCGGCGTCCACTTACGTTTACGTGCCGTTTTTTCACGGGTCTCAAGCATGTTTATTTCCTCATTTCATCCGCAACCTTACGCGCATAGAGTTCCAACGGAACACCTAGGCGTTTGGCGATTTCCACCTGCGATTTGGTAAGTACGACTTTTCGGGGCGCAGTACTACGTGTTGCCGGTGAGACAACGTTTGATGGCTTGGAACGCTGAGTAGGCGCATCAGCGGGTTTCTCTGACTCAAACGCATCAGGAAACCGATCCCGCATCTCTTTGTCAATACGTCGGAAGTATTCTTCGGACGCAGTAGAGACGCCTTCATTCTGCACCAGGTCTTCATGAACTGCCACAGCGTAAGCAGTCATTTTCCGGTTAGTGCCGAACCAGGGATTCCGCTCTTGCCATTCGTCCACACGAGGATCTGGACGAGGGGCGCGAGGTTCTGGGGTGGGTTGTACAGCAGATTTTTCCTCTTGTAAAGGGGCAGGCCTAAAATTATTGACCTTGTCTGCTTTGATCTTGATTGCTGTTAGCTCTTCCTGTGCAGCCAGCAGGCCATCTGAGTCACCTGCCTCGTACGCTTCCTTGTACTTACGCTTGGCTTCACTCAGCTCACTAGCCACCACTTTTTTGGCCTGCTCCAGCAATGCGGTCTGGCCTTGAGACAACGAGCCCTTGAGCTTTTTGTTCTCCTCGGCAATGACCTGCGCGGCCCGAACAGCCTCTTCGCGTTCCCGCAAAGCAGCTTCTTTGGCCCGGCGCTCTTCGTGATAACCCTTAGTAAAGTGCTGAATGCGCTTTTTAACGCTTTCATCGTACTTATCCAGCTCTTCGTCTGACAGCTCCTTGGGAGGCTCTGCCATGGGTTTACGGTTGCGGTCTTCCGGTGGAGTGTCGTCTACAACCTCAATCTCGGGTTTACCCTCACCTTCGACCTCAAAAGACGCCTCTTCTTTGGCTTCTACGACAGCGCCACCCTTCCTAGGGTTTTCACTACCTTCGTCAGGGAATTCGAATTCTGTTTTTTCCATGTTGTCTCCTTACAGACGGGTAATTCCGCGCGGATCCTGCACCACGGCTTCCACCGAGTCATCATTGATGAGGCGGAACTCTTTGCCATGGATCTTGATGCGGGTGCCGGTGTTGGGGCGAACCAGCACAAAGTCGCCCTGTTTGCACGACGGGCCGCTGGGGAAGCGCTTTTCGTCTTTAAAGGCGTCCGGGCCTAGCTTGACCACGAACAACACAGGGGACAACAGCTCTTCGTAGTGCATGGTTTGCCCGGCTTTCACTAGCCCGGAGTCACCATACTCTTCTTCAATGTCCGGTAGTACACACAGAATGTGGTACGTCGCCGGATCAGGTACTTGCCGTGCTTTCTCTTCCGCCGTAGCGTTGAGAATGCCGGACAGGTCTACTGCCGATACGTCAAATTCAGTCATCTTCAAACTCTTTCAAACGTCGCACGAGGTCACCCAGCTCTGTCTGTGCGGTCTGGAGACCTCGGATGAATCCGCACAGTTCTCTGTAGTGAGCGAAGTCGCGTGCGCCTCCGTCACCCAGCAGTTCGATGATGTCTTTTTTACGCTGCTCCAGCTTAGAGTCAACGTACTCGTAGGCTTTCCTGTCCATCAATCTCCTTTAGGTTTTTTCGCCGGTTTTTCTTTCGGCTGATTCGCGGCCTGGCGTGCGTTATGGATGGCTTGCGCAGCGTTGAGGTTGGCGCTCCTCTCCGCGTGGTCCATCTTTTGCGCATGCACCTGGCCCCCGTGTGCCAGCTTTTGCTGGGCTTGTTGTGCTTGCATAGCTTGCTGTTGCTGCATTTGAGCAGCCTGCATTTGTTGAGCTTGCTGTGCCTGCATGGCCTTGATCTGCTGGTCCAGCTTCATGCGAGCAATCTCAAGCGCATGGATCTCCTGCGCCTGCATGAGCTCCTGCTGTACGCGGGCAGCGGCCAGATCCGGGTTTTCGCCGGTCTTGCCAGCATCTTCGCGGGCCTTGAGCGCCAGCTCTTCCGACTTGAGCTGCAGGTCGCCCAGAACCTTGAGCTGCTTGGTTTCGGCTTCTTGCTCCTTGATCTCCAGCTCTTTCATCTGGATCTGGACCATCGGATCCTGCATCGCCTGTTGGGCTTGCTGCTGCACCGCCTGGCCTTTGCTTTGAGCCAGCACTTGCTGTGCGGCTTTGGCTGCCATGCGAGACAGACCAACCTCCAGCTCCTGAGGAATATCCTCGTCGGGCTTGGGCATGGGCAGACCCAGCTGATCCTCGACCTTTTTGCGGTACGCAAACGCCAAGTGCTGAGTGACGTGCGCCATGATGGCGGCTTGCATAGCTTGCGCTTGAGGGGACTGACCGACCTGCTGCATGAGCATCGGATCCTGCATCATGGCCATGTGGACGGCGATGTGCGCATCGTGGTCTTGGTAGATAAACGCTTTGGTAGGCTTGCCAGTCAGGAGCGCCATGTTCTCAGACACGGGGTCTTTCGGCTTCATGTCGTCCTCAATCGGCACCAGCTTGTCAGCGTTCTTGATGCCCAGCACCTCGATCATCTGGCGGTGCAGCACGGGCAAGTCGTATATCTGCGGAGCGCCCTGGGCCAACTGAATCACGGCCTGGTACTGCATGATCCGCTGCGCCATGGTGGCGCTATTGGGATCAGACACCGGGATCACATCACACGAGTCGTAGTCAGCTTGCTTGGCCTTGCGGTCACCGCTGGCCGGGTTGAACGAGTACTCTTCGGGAGCGTAG